TTAACTCCTGCCCCGTTCCAAATCGTCTATTCTATGGTTTGCAACCTTCATCTTTTCCTCTGCCAGTGCCGTCTTGGTTTCCACAGCGTAGAGCCGTTCAACTGCATTATTATGAAGCTCAACCTTCTTTGTCAGTTGATCCAGCTTATACTCTATCATGCGGATTGTTTCGTCGTGTTTTCGCTCCGCTTCTTCAGCCACACTTTTCTGCTGAGCTTCAAACCTTTCCTGCTGGCAGTGGTTATTGATTAGGCAGACAATGACCGCCCCGCAAACCGAAATCAATGTTTCTACCATCCTATTTCCCTTTGTAAACGGGCTTACCGGCACTGTTAAAAACGGTGTAGCCGTTTTTATCGGCACAAGCCTTAGCGTTGGCCAAACTACGGAATGCGCCCTTCTGAGATTTTTCGTTATCCCAGCTTTTTCTTACACGGTACACTTCTTTTTTCTTTTTCGAGGAATCACCCTTGAACGGAATGCCAAGATACTTGCAAATTCCCTCTGCGATTCCTTTACCGTACGCCTTCTGCTTGCTCTTCATCTTCGCCAGGTCTGCCTTAATAGATCCGCATTCGAAGATTACTGCCGGGGCATTCGTTGCGTTAAGCTCATACAGATCAGTTCTGCGGCCAACGCCACGAGTTTTGATACCTACGTACTTCATTACGTACTGATTCATCAGCTTTGCCGCCTTCTTGCCCTTTGCAGAGGTATACAGCGGAATCGTACCGGACGGCGCCTTAGAGTAATCACAGTGCAGGGCCACATGCAGCGAAACACCGGCAGCGTTGGATTTCGCAACCTGCTTAACCATGTTAATGTTGTTCGCCGGGTAGTCAGTAATCACCTTAACCCCGGACTTCTTTAAGTAGCTAATGGCATACTTGGCAATGCCCTTCATCAAACCCGCTTCGGTATACTTTCCATAGGTGCATCCGGAATCCCATCCGCCATTGGTGCTGGTTCCATGTCCCACGAACAGCGCTACAGTTTTACTCATACTAAATCACCTCGCATTCCTTTACTTCATCCACAGCTTCCGCTTCATCGTCTGTAGCTTCTTCATCCGCTGCGTCTAGTGCAGCCTGTGCCTTGCATTCCGGAAGTCCATTGACAGATGTCAGCAGTGACAGCACACCCGCCAAAACAGTCGCAGATCCTACCATCTTCCAGTCAACGCTGGTCACCATTGTCGCGGTCCCGATTGTCGCTACGGCAGTCTGTGCCATTGTCTTCACTGCACGGATTCCCGCAGCCTTCCACCAAATCTTGTTAAACATTTGTTCCATCCTTTCTTTTTTGCATATAAAAAAGCAGCCGGTATTGGCTGCTTTGGTTGATATATTTAATTGTTCAACTAATTGTTCAACAGTTCAACAAGGTCCTTGTACTCTTCGTCTGTCAACTTTCCAAGCGTATACAAGAGGTCAATTCTCTTCGCCAAACCGTCCGTTCTTCCAAGCTCTATAAGTCTTTTTGCAATGTTATACATGATATTCCCCTTCCGTTATTCAGTAATTCCGATTTCAAGCATTGAAACCCTGCATTCCTGGTCAATAACTGCCTGCAATCCGTCCACTTCCAGAATCGTTGTTCTTTCGTCAATCGTTTTTGCGTTCTGCTTTGATTCGTATGTTTCGCCGTTCAATTTGGCGATTTCCTGCCTTGCAATCTCACGGGCTGCAAGTTCATCCTTGCAATCTTCTGTGGTCAGGCTGCCTTCCGTCAGTTTTAAAACAATATAGTCTGTAAACCTTAAAAAAGTTTCATACCATAAAATCTTTGCAAACCATTCCGGTTCTTCACTATTTTTAACATAATCTTCCAGCACATCCATTTCATATTTTTTGGCGATTTTGTTAATATCCATGTCGCACCTCCCTTAGTATCTCACTCTAAAAGCTCTAAAGGTCGCTTTAACTTTTGCCGTAGAACTTCCTGTATTTATACATTTAATCACAAATTTATCTCCGTTAGCGTTGATATACGCCCCGTATACATGTACATTAGAAACATTCTTCCCCGAAGATGTAGCATTAGAAAGATACCAACCCGCAAGAATACTAGGGCCTGCCATACCGAAATTATAAGTGAGTTCTTTTGATTCTCCAGCCGCTATCGTTTGATTGTCCAGCACGTAATCTGAAATGTAATATGCAGCATAGAAGTATTCTTCATATGATTTAACTCCGGTTCCTCCTTCGGCTACCGGCAAAGCTTTGTTATCAAACAAATTCTTCCGTGCGTCCGTAGAGGTTGCTGCCCCGGTGCCACCTTGTGCAATCGGAATCAGGCCATTGATTCTACTTGCTGTAAGCCCGCCGCTTGTGCGATCCAATGGCAAAGTCCCAGTCACTCTGTCCATCGGCAGCGATCCGTCGATTTGATTCATTGTGTGTTTGTGATTTGTCCCAGCGTCCCATACGGAAAAGAGTTTGTCCAACCCGTCAAGATTGATTCCATTCAATCTCACACGATACAGCGGGAATTCATGCACGGAATCACCGTTTAAGATATTCCCCTCTACTACATCTGGGTCCTTAGGTGCCCCTGTGGTCGGGGTGCCTTTCAGCACTTTCAGCACCATACTCTCGATGCCATCAGTTTCTTCGTAATGGCACACGATAATGTCGTTGCGCTTGTATCCGGATGTGCCGTTGTCAATAGTAAGCTCGTCATATGTGCCGTGCGGGATCCTTGCATGCCGTCCGTGAACCATTACATCACCGCTCTTGATTCGGATTCTCGTTGTAGCAATTACTTCTGCCTCCAGCTGATTCTCAATCGGCAGCACAAATTGACTTGTACCGAAGAGTGCAGCGTATAATGCACCATCATCCGCTGCATTAACGTGCGCCTGTCCGGTTGCACCTGTGATTATTTTCATTTGTTCTCGCCCCCTATGCTATAGTCGATATTAATTACATCGTTCTGGATTGTAACAATCATGTTCGTAATCTTCTCACACAGTTCTATGCCGGTAACATCATCAATGCCACCCACAACATCGCCGATATCCGCCTCAAAATCCTCCAGTGTGACCTCCTGGCTTTCCGTATTGGATAGTGATTCAAGGCGGTCGATTCCACCGTTCACCAGTTCGGCGTAATTATCGTTAACAAGCGCATAAAACGCACCGTTATCCCAGGTCGGCGCTGCTTCCTCCATGTAGTAATACATGCCAGATACCCATGTCGGAGCGCCGCTCTTCTCTACCTTCTTCCGGTGATATCCATTCTTGAATGCCGGTGGTTTTTCATTCGAATACTGTGTATAATATTTGTTTTTCTTCCATGCAGGGGCCTTGTTTTTCTTCTTTCCCATACCCTTGACAGAAGTGTAGTGCTTTTTCCCCTTTTTGTCTTTGGTTATAACGTAATAGCTGCTGTAATTCTTTGCCCAGTCCGATGGCTTTCGAGTTTGCTTCTTGTAGGTGTTGTAACTGATTCCGGATACCGATGGATATGTCACCTCTACACCATCATCGAATCGATAATAATAATTGCTGTAGTTTTTCGCCCAGTCCGATGGCTTGGTGGCTAGCGTAGGATAAGTAGTGCTGATCACAACAGAATCTACCGCCCTATAGTCAGAATCAGACGTATCTGAATCGTTTTTTTGGTAATAGTTCTGATATGTCTTACTCCAATCTCCCGGCTTGGTATCGAGCGCAAAGTACTCCTGCTGTGGCTCCACACCGGTATAGCTCTCGTGCTCATCAGTGCTGCTGTCGCTTAGCTTAAAGTAGTTTTTGAAGTTCTTCGCCCAGTCGTGCGGCTGACTTGTAAGCGGAATATAATTCTGAGTCAGTCCTGCGTTAGACAAATCATAAACCTCTGCGATTTCGTCGAGTCCAATCATCACCTGCATTGATTTGTCCAGGATATAATCCGTATCTTGCATGGGCGTGTCTGTTGTAGCGTATGGCTGCAGGGCGCCGAATTCATCCGTAAAAAGATGTATCACATACCGTTCTTTCAGTTCGCCTTGACCGAGACAGATTAGATGGTTGACGCCACCCTTGTTAGACGATATTTTGAAATTCACGGTGTTATCTTTGCAATAGGTGAGATAGTCGCTGTAATCATCTATAAGCTCCGCCCAAATGTGACACTTTGAATCAAGCGCACTATAGCGCAGCTTCAGCTTGCAGTTTACGGAATCCAGCATTTTGATAATCCCTGAATATAAATCTGTATACCGGTCAAACTGGTACTGGTTGATTTCAATATCGGATTCGTTCGCAACAAACAGGTCTGACAAGCCCACCTGTGCGATCAGCATGTTCAACACGTCCTGCGCATTTCCGTCTACAACAACATAATCTTCGCCGTTCTGCGGCTCCACCACCCTCGTGGCGAGAATTCCTCTGAAGTTCCGCCCAGTGTACACAATTTCATCAGATTCGGTATCATGAGATATCTTGTCGATAATACCGCCGTATTCCGTGCCATCGATATACCACCAGTACTTTTCTTGCAGAAGGTCTCTGTTGTCCGTCAGTGTCTTAATTTCAAAATCCTTCTGGTCCGCCAAATCGATATCTAACGCATATTCACTTAGAACACCAAGCTCGAACCGCGTATGGTCGAGGAATATTAATTCCATTTTGGTTCCGTCCTTTCCTCGTATAGTGTTACCGTGAATTCAAACGCGCCGTTCCACGACACAGCGTTGTTCCCCTCCGGAATCTTTGCGAAAAGGTCATGCTCTTTATTTCGGTAACCGAAAACCGACTCACTGTTTCCGGCAAGATCTACCAGCACGGCCTCCTTGTTCAGTCCGTCAATCTTCAAATATTCGCCCCGCTCTACGGTCAAATCGAATTCATACAGGTTGCTCCCAATCCGCACCGAAGGGTTGTACGCATAACCGTTGATAATGATTACTACTGCAGCGTCTGTAATAGCGTTGTTGGTTATTGTCATATGTGTGCTATCCTCTGCCAGATAGTCGTATGGGTATCCATATGGTGGGGATTTTAATCCCTTTGCAGTCCCGGAAGCCTCGCTCGTTTCGTGGCTTGTACTCAAGAATTCTGTTTTTAGTTCTTTAATCCATACAGACTTTTCGGCGACAAAACTAAGGTTAATATTTGCTTTCAGTCCCGATTCCAAAAAAGCAGAGGGCTCGGACGAAAAGAAATACCCGTTAAGGTAATAGTCACCGATGTAGAGCTTCCCTTTCTGCTTCTTCTGTACATCGTAATCAATTACATCATGCAGGTGGTTCTTCGCAGCTGTACAATCCGCTGCATCACCGGCAATAATGACAACAGGAAGCTGCCTTTCGGACAGCCCCCTGTTAAACCGCGCGATTCTGTTGTAGCTCTGGTAAGTCTCATAACTCCATGAATACTTTCGGATCTCGTTGTACTTAATATAATACGGTGCCTGCCCAAATAAGATTGTCTGACCTTTGCTGTTAACATATTTCATCTTATCGAGCATAAGTTCTCACCATCCTTCCAAGCTCTCTGTCGTTCCATAGGATTTTCTGATTCTCCACGTTCATGGTTAACTCTCGAAGCAGCGCAAGAATCTGCATCAGAATTTCATCTTGATTGCTTCTACCGGATACCGGAATCATAGGGTTTCCGGACGTATCAACGCTAACATCGCTGCCCATAGAATAGGTTGCCTTGACTTTCGCCGCATCGATCATATTCTGCGCGGCAGCCTCAATGGTTGGAATCTCCTGTTCCATTCCGACAGCGACACCTTTGGCCAGGAATACGCCGACTTCGTCACGGAAAACACGTGATGGTGACCTAACCTCAGCTCGCTTATTAGCGGCACTCTTAGCTCTATCGATTGCGGACCGTGCAGCAGATTCGATGAAGTGCGTTCCGCTGGTAATTCCGGATGCAATACCTCTTGCAAGGTTTGAACCGGTATCATTCATCTTTACCCCTCGTGCGCCCTTCTTAGCGCTTTCCGCTGCGGATTTGCCGGCCTTCTTGTTTTCCCCGGATGCACTCTTTACCCCTGTGGCGAGCTCCTTACCATGCTTCTTTCCGGTCCCGCTTAAGCTCGTCGCTCCGGCCCCGGACTTCGTTGCACTGGCAAGGGATTTACCTGCGGATTTTGAAGTTGATTTCGTCGAGCTTACACCGGTAGCATAGCCTTTTCCGCTTTTCTTTCCGGCTTTTTTTGCCGTAGACGGAGCTTTATCCATCTCCTTCTTCATCGCCTTATTCAGCTCCGCAGTTGCTTCTTTGACGGTCATGTTTCCGGATGCAAGCTGCTCCTTGATATTGTTAACCGCCTTTTGCGATGATCCTTTTGCATTCTCCGCCATTTTATCGAACTTAATCAGTGCATTCAGTTCGGATACGGTTGCCGGAATCTGATACGTACCGTTCTTGATTCCCCTTGTGAGAGATGCTGGAATTTCTTTACCTGCATAGCCTGCCTTCTTGATAATTTGGTCCCATGCTCCTGTCGCAATCTGCGCCATATTCTGCTGCTTCTGCGCTTCCTGAGAATACGTAGCCGTCGCCTTAGTAAGATCATCTACTTTCGCCTTTGCTTCGCGCAGTTCACGCTGCATTTGGTCGTTTGTATAACCTTTTTTTCTGGCATCGCTTACTTCCTGTTCCTTGGTTTTCAGCGCTTCCTCTGCTTCTGCAAGCTTTACTTGTGATTCGGCGTATTTATCAAGGGCTTCCTGCCCCTGTTTGATATACGCGTTCTGAATCGCTGCTTCCTTTTGCGCCTGTATCTTTTTATGGATTGCTTCCGAAGTCTGATTAAGTTTATTTTTCTCTTCATCATACTTCAGGTTCAATCCATGCACGGAATGATTCAGCTTATCAACGTAGGTCTTGATGAGCTTCTTATCATTCGCAGATTGATGTTCTTTAGACATCAGCTGATCCAGGCGTTCCGAGTAGATTTCCGCAGATTTCGCCTGTGATTCTGCCTGGTTCCTGGTTGAAACTACGGTCTTAGCGTGTTCCTTCACCATGTCGTTGGCTGCCATGGTAGCCTGGTGTGTACTCTGATATACTTTATAGAATGCAAATGCCAATCCGCCGGCTGCAGCTGTCACCCCGGCAATGGTCAATGCCATCGGATTGATTGCGATAGACAACGACGACAGCTTCGACCACATCCCGCTGAGGACCACATTAGACGCTGTAATCTGCCCGGTAAGAACTCCCTGTGCAACCGACATGCCCTCTGCCGCCGCCTTAAACTTAGCCATCGCTACGTTAGACCTAATTACGGACCCGGCAAGCTTCAGCGCCGGACCTGCAGCCAATGTAAACGCTGCGCCTGTCACCTTGACGCTTGTCGGTAGAGCCTTAAATATTTTTACGGTTGTTCCAAACACGGAACCAAAGGTTTTACCGCACTTCTTCGCTTTCTCTTCAGCACCTCCAAGCCATTCCTTAGCGTCGTTCATTGCCGCCACGAGCTGGCTGGAGAAGGTCCCGGCATCATCCGATGCACCTAAGAAATTGGCTCCCACTCGTCCAAGAGCGGCGCCAACATTTTTCATGGCACCTCTTACGGTTTTCCCGCCGTTCTGGGCCGCTCCGCCCATGCCCTTCTCAATAGCAGTTTGGAATTCTCCGATTTTGATACTTCCGGAAGAAACCTCTTTTCGCACCTGATCCATAGATTTCCCGGTGGATTCTGCCAATAACTGCCAGATAGGGATTCCTCGGTCCGCAAGCTGATTCATTTCCTCTGCAGATATCTTTCCGTTTGCCGCAACCTTATTGAAGATAGAGCCCATGTCTCCCATGTTCGTCCCGGCTATTGTGGCAGCATCTCCCACAAGGGTCAGATATCTTTCCAGCTCTTTACCCGGTTTAATACCTGCTGCCACTGCAGCCGCTGCCGTAGTGGCCGCCTCATCCATTCCGAACGCCGTTCCTTTTACGGCAGTCATAGCGTTCGCCATGATGGTCTTTACGTCCTTCGCCGAATTTCCGAGCCCGGTCAGCTTTGCTTTCGCTTCGTCGATTTGGGTCATTCTTGACCAACCTTTATGGATCACCATACCGGCAAGAGCCGTAGTGGCAATCATAGCCGGCTTCGTGATAAAGTTGGTCAGCTTCCCGCCCACCTTCTGGCATGCCTTCCCGATTCCATCGGTAACTTCAAGCGAGCGCTTCTGTGCTTCAGTGAGCCCTTTTCGTGCCGATTCGCCGATACCTCCAAAGGCTTCGCTTGCGGATTCTCCGATGCCTTCCATGGACTTGCCGGAAGCCTTCTCCGCTTCCGACATTGAATTTTCTATTTGTGCTGTTGCGTTTTTGGCTTTACTGGTCGTTTCGTCCAGCTTCGCCGTTGCCGCTGCGTTATCTATTGCAATTTTGCCAAGTAGCTGGAATAATTCCATGAAACGTCCCTTTCTAATTTAAGCTGAAATTCTCTAGTATGTTCATTGATTTTTGTACAGTAACCTCAACCTGCTCCATGTCTACCGGATCAGGTTCTGTTCGTTCAACCTCCCCGAGAAATTCCGCATAGGTCTTTCCTTCCACCTTTGCAAGGAAGAATTCCCACATGGTTTTATCCTTCATTTCTTCCTGCAGGATATCCAACAAATCATCCAGGTAATCCGACAGCTTCCTGTTTCGAATTAACTGATTAAGCAATGCTGTCGGGTCACCGTACCGCCGATAAAGCAAGTCCCATATTTGTGTATCCCCTAAGCAAGCAGCCTTAACGCAGCCCCGAAAAAATCCCGGAATTCCTCCTTCTTTACGATGTTCATGATAATCTCAAAGAAAGTCGTAATCGGAAGCTTCCCCACCTTCTCAGCCGGGATACCTGTAAGATCTGACACGAACCGATACACGTCATGCTTGCATGGCTCCATGTTATTCAGAATGATTCCCGCAGCGTCGAAGAAAACGTTGTATCCAACTGTTTCCTGCAAGCTCTGATCACCATCTAATACAGCTGCAGCAGCAACATTAATCAGTTCAGGTGTGAACAAATTCTTGAACTCTCCTACGCCAATCTTTCCCAAGATTGTTGTGATAGTAAAGAAATCATCCGCCTGCAGTTCTCTGAGAGTATACTTTTTTTCGCCCATTTTTTAATCCTCCGTCTTATTTTTGTTATCATTGTCATTTTGTGCAACCTTATTTCCGGGCCGCACTACTCCCGCCGCCACAAGCTCGTCATAGCGCTTCCGGGGGACGTCCAACACATCCCCCACACCATAACCAGTGTCCGGCTTGTTCTTGTCCCTAAATGGGGCAATTACAACCGCTCTCATGGTTTATCTCCTATGCCGTAATGTTTGGCACATAAATATGATACGGCAGTGTATCTGTCTGGCCAGCAGACAGTTCCGCATAGCACTCGAAGGTTGCCGGTGTTACGGCTGCTTCTTTATTCTTGCCTTCTGCCTCCAAGCCGGATGTGCAGAGGGCATAATCAAAGATGATTACAATCGGTGTGCCGTCTGTCATGAATCCAACATAACCAAAATTCTCAACGTAACTAGCATCGCTAATGTGTGCATCCGATTCGATTACTGTGAATCTGCTGTCCTCAGACGCGCCTTCCTTACCGATTACGACCGCCTTAATCCAGTCTTTCGTAAGCTCAACCATGTTTGTTTCGATGGTTGCCTTTTCACCCGTCTTAAAGGACAGTCCTTTTGCCTTAACGAGAACACCATCCACGTCAACGTCTGTGATCTCCGGTGTAATAGACAGCTTTGTTCCGCCGGATGTGGCGCCAATAATTTCGCCTGCCCAGCTGCCCTGTCCTCCGGAGCTGCCTTTTGTGAATGTAAGTCCACGGTACAGAGTACCGGCTCCGAGCATGATAGACTTCGGCGTGTTCGCGGTAACGCCGGAAACCTTGAAATCTTTCCATTCTGCCATGGTTTAATTCCCCTTCCATTCTTTTATCGTTAGTATTATTTGAATCTTCTTAAGCTCTGCATCCCCCGTCGGAATGTTGGCCAAAGAATATGCATAAAAAATAACCACCACGCCATTCGGGGTGATGGTCCTACGTCCCGCAATTGGGTCGAAGTAACGTTCAATTTTCTCTTTCGCTGCTTCCAGATCTTGATATCCTTCTCGGGTAAAGCCTTCCAACGTAAATGTGACCTCTTGCATTCCGTCTTCGTTTTGCGGTTCGCTTTCCTGGTAATCACCTACGAAATACGGATACTTTAATGGTCCCTTCCACTCTCTGAACTGGTAGTTCAACCCGGCGGCTTTCATCCCATCCGAAACAGCACTTAAAACTGCTGTGCTCATTTCATTTGTGCTCCAATCGTCAACTCTGCAAGCTTGATGATTTTCGGCTTGGTCGATGTGTATGCCGTGAAAAACGCTCTGGTTGGAGTCTTCCCCTTTGTACAATGCCAGTTTCCATTACGGTCACGGTATTTCCAGCCGCCTTTTCTGCCGTCTCCATGGATTGCATATTCACCCGTGCCAAATTCCTCCCAGATTGCATTTTCCAGAGGGTTTCCGATTGTGGCAACGGTTATTGTCCCGGATTTGGCAACGTTATACTGCCACGCACCTTTGGTTTGACCGGTATCGACTCTCGTGTTCCGCTGCGTCTGTGATGTCAGTTCACCTGCAGCTTCGTGCAGAAAGGCCTCGATAGCCCCATTCAGAGCCGCTTTAACGGCCGCGCTGTTGTCATGAAACTCCACATTTGCCATTGCTTACTGCCCTCCGGTGTACTTGAGAAATATTTCCAAATGCTTATGCAGCCCCATCGGGTCATCAATCAACTTGATATCGTACACGGCGCCGTCTATCATCATGCGGCTGTTCTCTTCGGTGATTTGGTCATCCAGGGCCACATAGTCACCGATGAAAACATGCGTGGCTTCTTTTACCTTAGCATCGTAAGCTGTATAGTCTGCTTCACCGCCGGAGTAATCCAGGAAGCCGGTTAATGTGCCTACATCTTCCCAGACGATTACAGCTTCACCGATTGCATTTACTTTGTCAGCACGGCACATTTGGATTACCGCCTGTCTATTTCCGCCAATCATACTCAGAACCTCGCCTTCACATATGGCCGTAAGAAACCCATTAAAGCCCTTGGGTAGCCCTGGACGTAGTTGTCACCGTTCGCATCTGCATAGGTTACGGAGTGTCTGCTGATGGTTTCTGATTGGATTCCAATCTTGTCACGGTTGTCCATGTCCCATTTCAGCAGGTTTATCGCACCGAGTTTGATATCTGCAGGATAGTTGATTTCGCCGTTATTTGCGTACTCATGAAAATTATTGTGCGTATGATTCTGCACAATCTTTTCGACTGCATCCAGCTTCATCTGCAGCATTGCATCGGTCTCTTCCGTGGTAATGTATGATCTAAGCTCTGTGACAGTCATAATCATACGATATCACCGCCTTATTTACCTTCTTCTGCTTCGTCCTCAGCCGTTTCTTCAACAAACTCAGAAACGCTGTAACCTGCATGTTCGCCGAACCAGTTGGCAAGCCGTTCATCTTCGATGATTGCTTCACCGTGCGCAAACTGCACTCCGCCGGCATCTACTCCGCAGAAGCCCGGATTTGTGTCAACTGTGATTCTGTACTGCTTCTTTGCCTTTGCGGCAGCCTTCTTGGTATTTGTTGCCATAGTTCCTTTCCCTCCTATAAATCCGGTGTGGCAGAGGCCCGCCACACCGTCCGCATTGAAAAACTAGCCAATCTTAATGTTCCGAAGAACCCCTGCGTGCTGCGTGTTCTTGAGAACTGTAGCTGCAACCATCTCGACCTCTCCATCCTTCACGGCGCCCGGATCATCGAAATTTGGAACATAGGTCTTAATGCTTGCATCCCCTGTCAGAGTAGCCGCATGGAAACCATCGTTAATGTCGAACTTCACGCCGTAGATGTCGGTAAGTCCGGTCTTCTCGCTACCGCCAACAGAACGCTTCAATCCGGATTTCACAACACTGTTTGCTGTAGCAGTATCGCCGGAAACTGTATAGTGATTACCAAGGTCCATGAATCTTACACCATCCATGGAAACAACCTTTCTGCCGAACGCTTCCTCAGACTCGGTCTTGTAGCCAAGCGTTCTCGCAAGCGTCTGCACCTTGCCCAGCATCTGAGTGTTCATCAGCAGCGCATCTGCATCGGTCATTCGTACGAGGTTCATCAGTTCCTCGTAGAGCTGATCTGCGTTTGCTCTGAGTGATGTAATGTTGGACACGTCAATGATGGATCCGGTATTGAATTCTGTAGATGTACCTACAAGCATCTTATCCAGTCCGTCAAACTCTTCCGTTGAGGTTGTGCTGTTACCATTAATAAGTGTGTGATGGAACAGCGAGATTGCGGCTCTAATCTTCTCTTCCATCTGGAAGCTCAGATTATTGTACCGTCCCTCCGCTGTCTTCAGCACACGGTCCATCGTGAACTTTCCTCCGAAAATTTTGAGGTTTGCGCTCTTCTGTTCTACGGTTGCCTGAGATGACTCATATTCCTGGTTCAGCTGTCTGAACGCTGCTGTGGATGGAAGCTTCTTCTGCAGGTACGAATATGTCAGAGTGCTGCCTCCGCTCGGAGATACAGTATCATCAAATGGCAGCATCTGCAGAATTTCGGATTCCCGAAGGAATGTATCCACTACCTGCTGAGCTACCTTGTCGGACATTCCGGCTCTCATTTCGGCCAATGTCATTGCCATAAAATCACCTTTTTCCTTTCTTTACTGTGCGCCATCACCTTCATAGTGCATCTTTAATGCTTCTGCAAGGTTCTTAGGCTCGGGTTTGTTGTTGTTGCCGCCCTTCGGCAGCTGACCACCACCAAGCGGCTTTAAGCCGCCGTTGTCGCCGGAGTTAAACATTGTCGGGAATGCAGTCTTGAGTGTTTCAATCTGCTTATCCCATCCTTTAATGGAATCATTTTCATCCAGTTCCAATGTTTCCCCGTTTTTCTTAAGACTTTCGTCTAATTTGAATGTGAGGTAATCAACATCAACTGCATTTTCTGAAAGAAGCGCTACTTTGATTGCAGATTTCAGCTTGGTATCTGCCAGCTGCTTTTTCAAATCCGTCACCTGTCCTTCGTAGGCTGTAATCTTTCCCTGCAGTTCATCATTGCCTTGAGTGTCAGCCTTCAGCTGAGTAATCAGAGTGTTCGCCTTGTCCAGTTCGTCCGTCTGACTGTCATATTTCGTCTGTAAGGCATCGTATTTGCCTCTGCCAACATATTCTCCTTCAGAGAGGTCGGCATAACGTACATGCTTCAGTTTGTCCGGTTCATTGGCGTTCACCTCATCCATCTTTGCCTTCACCTTTTCAAAAAGTTCACTTCCTAGCAATTCTTCTAATTTCATCACAATTCCTTTCCGAGCACTGTCTTTGCGTGCTCTCCCGATAGTTTTTAAGACTTAACTGGTCTGCTCTGCGGATAGTTTAAGAGCCATAACGCATTTTTGGGCAATAAAAAAGCATCCTGCCAAGGTTGGCAAAATGCTTGTAAACAGTATTTAATTGTGCCGTCTTACATGAACGGCGTAATCTCTTTTATGTCCTTTAGGAATTGCTTCGCCTTCTCCATAAATGAGTTGTCGCATAAATAGTCAATTCCCTCCGGTGTGATTCTTGTATTCTCCAGCATCGTGGCATAAGGTGTTTCCTGTCCGTCTATGTCTACAAAAACGATTCCTTCAATCAGTCCCATGCGGTGCATATTGTATATGACATATGCCCAATAGGATTTGTTGATTCTAAGCAGTTCGCTCCCATAGTTCAGCTTATTGCCGTCTATCGGTTCCCCCTTCTTTAGGCACTGATATAGATATGCCAGGAGCTGATACACTATCACATGGTAATCGTCTTTTGCCATTTTAGCCCCAACTTACCTCATTTTCGCATAAAATCAAGAAGATTCGCCCAATCCGGGTATTCCTTGTCAAAAGTTTCCTTTTCTTCTGCTGTCAGTTTATGTGGGTAATCTTCAAACAAGTCAAATTCGTTTTTCTTATCAAAACTAATTATATATTCCCAGAATTCATCGCCCGTATCTTTCCACCAAACTTTATCATTTATATTCCATTTAAGCCATCCATCTGATGTGACTGCCGGGGTCTTAAGTGTAGGAGGCTTTTCCCTTCCAAAAATATCGAGATCATCAATTACAATACCTCTACTAAGTGCTTTTTCATAATATTCATAATCATTCATCTTCAAGGGCCTCCTTCATTAACTCATAGAAAGCCGGGTACTTTGATTTGAAACTTTCCGGCGCTTCCATGTATTCTCGATATGGTTCTGAAATGAATTCAAGCATCCTATCAATTCGCAAATCACCGTTTCCATCAAATGCATCTTCCTTTTTGTGAACATAGATTCTTCCTTGATATTCAGATATAAGCTTATCACTTTTTACAAGCAAAACATCAACAGCATCGCCATTGGTTCTATGTTTTGTTTCTGGTATTATATCAGATGAATTCACATCTTTGAATATAGCTTTTTTTAATGCTGTCACTTTTTCTTGGTTCATTACTTTTGCATCCACCAAATGCCCGATTTCGTGATACACTTCATCTAACGTTGCACCTGCTGCGATATACATAATATCCCGTTTTTTATCATAAGCACTTCCTCCACCACCAACCACAATCGTTGTTGATTTCATTGCATCAACAACTTTTGCCGGTGTATTTTCGATTGCCTTTAAGATAGTTATCTGTTCATTTACAACATTTCTTGCTCCAGGTGCCTTCTTAAACAAAAAATCGACTAAACCATCCGGAACATCCAAATACGCTTTTCTAAACGCTTCAAAATCTTTCGCCTTATCCAGCCCGAAATATTCGGCTCTGGCTTTCAGCCGTTCCAGCTCGTCATCGTCCAGCGCCCACCGTGCCCGCTGCAACAATGCACACCGGCAATTAATATCCTGTGAAGCAAGTCCAAATGCGGATGGATACATTACTTGTATTCCTCCAACATCAAATGGTTCATCCAGTTCCTTGATTTGCCCGTCCAATTCCCTGTGTAGCGGCCGTGTCCTTCCGTCCAATGTGGCATCCCATTGTTTCATGATATCTGCCCCGGCAGCCATTGCTTTGTGCTGTGCATCGAATGCAGCCGTACACTGAACACGATGCCCTTCTGTCCTAGCAATTCGCATGGACTTATTGAATCCGATTTTTGAAGCGTTGCTGATGTTTCGTGCAATGTTTGCATAACTGTCTGCTGTGGCAATCCCGCGGCTCACTTCGTTCCGAATGTGCTTGCTCAATTGATGCACATATTCGCCATACAACCGTTTTGACACCTTCGGGCTAAGCTGCACTGCTTTTACCATAGCGAGTTGATTTATTGGCATAACAAGCGGAATTCCTTGCCCTGCTAGGTCATACATCGTACCGGTATAGCCTAGCTCGTAACTGTTTTTTAGATATCTATTTATGCTCTCATAATTCTTATTGTTCAGCTCCGCTATGATGTTATCAATCTGCTGTTTCAAAGATTCCTGAAAGTGTTTCTGATAGATTTTCGATTGCAAGATAGACAGCTGCACCTCATCCAGTTCATCGATATCCTTTAACAAAATATCAATTTCGCGGCTCTTCAGGTGAATCTGTTCGCTTACCCGCTTAGCAGCTTGTCTGTAGTCTCGGCGCAGCCTTGCAAGCACTTGCCCTTCTGCAGACAGCTTAGCCTTTTCCACTTCAAGTTGTCTTTTATTCAATTACCTCACCACCAGCATCCCATTCCGGCTCTATCCCATCAAGTGCTTTTCCGGCGCTGTTAACACCCGCTGCAGCTTCGTCTGGGTCAAGCAGTTTGCCCTTTATATCCTCATAATCCAAATCAAGGACTTCGCAAATCCGCTGGAGAATTAAATCATTGTCCATATACGCTGCAAGCGCCAACAGTGTATTGATGTCAGTCTGTCTGATTTGGGCCTCCTTCAATCGGATGTCCGCATTTTCTCCGGCGTTGGCCATTAGTTCAGGGTTGATATCGATGTAAACCTGATCTGCAGTGTATCCAGTTCCATTCTTTTCATTAATCTCTGCAATCACAATCTCTACTAGGTCGGAGAGCAGCAGCTCTAACTGGTCAATAATCTTACTGCAGCGCATCTCTAAGAGCGAATAGCTCTGCTTGATTGCAATATTGGTCGTTGCATTGGTATCCTTCATACCAGATAAATTCAACCCCATCCCGAAGCGGTAGATATTGGTCTCATCGATGTCTATTTTGGTCTTTCGAGCCTCATATGGGATTGCAATGGTGTGCACTTCCAGACCGGCATTACCTTCATCCGGGACGCCGATGCGTCTCTTAGTCCGAAGGTTCGTCGTGAGCTCTTCCATGCTCTGCCCTTCGAATCCTTTGACAACATAGATTGGATTGTCAAAATCTCCGATGTTGTTGGATAGGCCGCATGACATCATGTCATAGTCATCAATGAGCAGCTTCACCGTGTGCAAGTGGCTGAGCTGCTTCTTGTTATAATCAATCCTATGAAATGGCAGGAAACCTAGGTTCTTTGAGCTGAGGTTCCCATCCGCATCTTTGTACACAGCATGAGGCCGCGGATTAATTTGAACTGAATCGTCATAGACAATTTCCCCGTTGTCCTCTTGCTTGTAGTAATAGGTGTTTTCATCATCAACAACAAGCACCTTGAACTGCATCTTGCCCGCCTTATCAATACGGTCCTTGTATTTCCAAATGATTTGGTCCTTTCCATCATCGGCAAACCGTCCCTCTACTTCTACTACGCCAAGGCTATCTGCATTCTCAAAGCAGAGGCGGTCATCCTTGCCGAGATAGGTGTGGATGTAATCCCATCCCTTAACCTGCAAACCTGTGATTGTGTCTGATAACTCTACCTTGAACCGCTTGTTTGAATTAAAGTACTTATCCAGTTCCGCCTGCAGCTTCGGATCATCCGACATTACGAATCCGCTCTTATCGGACATGATTAGCTGCGTCGCCTGGTCCACAAGCTCTGTGAAGAACCGGTGCGGTATTTTGGCATTGGTTCGTTCGGTGTCTTCTACAAGGTTTCCGTTATCATCGAAGTAGAACATCCGATAACGCAGAATATCGTGTCTACCTTCGTAATACGCTTCCCCTGCCCGGGCCTGTCGTTTGGCTAACGAACCGGCATCCGCTTCAAGGAAGACTTTTATTTCTTCTTTTGTAAGCATGTAAGTAATCTCCTTCTTACTGCATAAATGTGCACCACCGTGCCAGCAGGCAACGTGCCCTCAACAATAAAGCCGTCGATAGTGTTAAAATCTATTTGTGCTATGTTTTCCCCCGGTATGGATGGAACTCGCAGCACTGAGTTGTTCACTCTTGTCCCACTAACGTATCCACCGATTGACGACAGTTTTCCGTTTCGGACCTCTGCATCAAGGATAGCCTTCATTTCTTCTCCAGGAGCGATTCTAAACGTGCCAGCGAGCTTTCTCCAATCGAAATTACCCCCCCATTTAACGATAAAAAGATGGTTTCATTTCGGTCGCTTTCCGGCGATTCGAGAATAATCCGAATTCGGGAAAAATCATATTTCTTCCCATCCGGTTCGGTATCCCGAGATAGGTTTGCGATTGGCTCGTCTGCGGATACAGTTTCAATCAGTTCCATTGGCTTCTCTTGCAGTGCCTCTTCAATTGCTGTTACCCTCTCTTCGATGGTTGCCTGCGGTTTGAATTTTTCTTCTCCAATCAAATCGTATATTTTTTGAATGTCTGCCATTTATGTCACCTCGTTTAGCTTGCGAACAAATGATACTTCTGTTTTTGCAGGTTCTTTCTTGTCAGTGTATTGTCCGCATAACATTACAATTGCTCCCGCATCTACCTCTATCCACTCTTTTAATGTTTCCGCCACCGTTACGTATTCCGTTGTTGGTGTATTGAGTTCATAATGCAGTGTAGCACCAGACAACGCCGATACTACTTCGTCTTCGGTTGAATATCTATCATCGTATATCCATACACTTTCACCTGTTGTCGAATGCGTCGAGATGCCTGTAGCCCCTTCAAAAATCTCGTTGATTGTTTTCGTTTTATAGATATTGCACAAATCGTCGTTCATTCTATTGAAAGTCCCACATGGCTTTGCTTTCGCTGGCAGTGTTGCAAAAAAAATACCGCTGTCATTTTTCTTCCATTTAAGGGCTCCAAGGTTTACAACGCCCACGTTCCGTGTGATGATTCCAGTGTCAACGTCAAGCGAGTCTCTCGCAATATTGGCACTACGCAGTTCCGGGAAACTGCACTTCGCAATCACTGTTTCGGAATATGGCGAAAACTCTTGTTCGCCTAAGGTTATTTGTATATCCTTTATTTCGACGTTTTTGGTACTTGAGGTATAATCAGCCCGAATTTTGTAAACGTCTTTCTCAATCGTCCGCACGAACTTCTGAAATTCTCCGTTCGATATGATATAAGGCGATGTTGTCGTTCCGTCAGTGTGGAAAAGTTTGAACCGAACATTATGACCTTCAGGGCACTTGATGCTATAGCTAAATGTTTTCCCCGCCGGGATGAAGACATCTGCTCCATGCTCTGTTCTAATACTCTCTTTCGGTGTAAGCACCCCGTCCACAATATTGAAGTCATCTCCAAAAGCCTTCAAGTCTAAAGTGTTCCTTCCTGTTGTCACAACATGTGTAACTGGTGCTTGCAACAGCATATAATCCGAATACTCATAACATTTTTCAGGATAGGTTCTCTCAAATTCGTAATATGAAGCAGGTTCCTTTCCTGCTCCATACAGTGCCGTGAGGTTTATCACGTTAATTGGCGCTTCCACATTCGGAACGTAAAAATACGAATTGTCGATATTTGTATAAGTTTGACATAATACTTTCGAATCCTCTGTTACCGAAAAAATCGCCCAGCATATATCTTTGGTATAGCTGGGAACCCCCTCGCCTCCCGCTATCATTTTTACAAATTCCCCGTATATTTGCGGAAAAACATCCGCAGAGTTATAACGAACGGCCACATACATTAAGTACTTTTGCTCGGATTGCACATTTGTGCCTATTTCGTGACCGTCTTTGCTCGCACCAAACCTAGCAACTGGACCGGTCAGTGAAATTTTCTTCAGATTTCCAACTTCTGCAACAGTTACGTTTCCATTGGTAGCCCATCTCTCCGCAAGCTGATTCCACACAACCGTTCTTCCTAAGATTTTGTCTATGCTGATATAATTCGTTCCACTTATAACATCAATACTAGACGTCCCTACGGAACGCACAACATCGTACGTCTGCCCCTTGTTTAGCTTCATCAGCGCATCTATTCTGCGCTCCTGCTTTCCTGCCTCTGCTCTGAACGTTGTGCCTTCGGCTTTAAGATTGTTCACTTCCGTTTGCAATTCGGCAGCATGAGCATCGAATTCTGCGGTCTTTCCGGCAGCGTTGGCATCGTATGCCGTCATTTTTTCGGTATGATTATCGTTGTACGCTTTAAGCTTTTCGGCAGCGTTACTGTCGTATACGCCCACCTTTTTCTCGGCATTGGCATTGTAGTCATTGGTTTTCGCACTGCTGTTCTTATTGAAGCCATCGGTCGCACTATCCACGACTTCTCGGAATTCTCCGATTGCTCCGTCTGAAACGCGCTGCATCATCTCATTCTTTTCGGATTCGGTGAAATAGTCCTTCCCTTTCACCGGTGTATAACCATCAAACTCGCCTGTGTCAGCTCTACGGATGATATCGGCTACGGTATCCTCCACCTTCTGCACCAATCCCTCAAATGTCAGCTTTTCTGTTGGGGTATACACATAATCCGGAGGCAGAGGGCGAGGTACCACTGAGAAAACAAATTCCTGCAGCGTACTATCTGCCATGCACTCATACGCGGTCTGATTGCCTGGATGCTGCAACAGTTCATCAGGAACTATGCACTCGCCGTTCACAACATCACAGCGGTATACCTCTCCGGAAATTACAAAATCCACGAAAACACCTCTGCAGTCCGTCAGCTTCTGCCCGGCATCCCACTGGTAGAGAATCTTATTCGTTTTCATTCTGTTTTTTCTCTCCTTCCTCGATGCTTATGCCATATGCAACCGATTTCAACCGGATGCACCTACGCTTCTTACACTTGTGTGTTCGGATTAAGCCATCGGTCAAATACCCGTCATAACGCGTACAGAACGCCGTTGGCTTCCGCGTCCAATTATCATCAATCAGTCGATACCACCATGTTTTTTCGTCATTGTCATTCATATCGTCCACCGCTTCATCTTTCTCCATCCTTCCACGCCATAACGTAGTGCTGCCATTGCATCATCCTGGAACGGAACCGGCTGATCTAGGTATTCCCCGGTCCTATCATCACGCTTCCATTTCCACTGCTGCAGCTCTTTGATTGTGTTGGTGCAGGATGGATGCACGTATATTTTCCTGCCTATTACCTTGCTCTTATCGTTCGGGTCCGTACTGCCCTTGAGCCATTCTATTTGTGCCTTCACAGAGCCGGCAGAACCGCCCTTATTTACGCCCTTCGCACGGTAACCGGCATCCTTCCACATCTTAATTCGGTCCGGCTCCGCAGAATCGCACCACATTACACGGTTCTTCGGCACGCCGGCATTATTGGCTTCCGCAATCCATTCCGCAGTATCCTTTTCGAATCCGTACAGTTCTCGTAGGATGTAGATATCCCCATCCTTCCACCCCAAAAGCAGAATTGCGTTGGCATGGTTAAATCCAAAGTCCTGCCCGATTGCGAAATCGTCGTAATCGTTGATGTTCTGGCTAATATCTTGGGGTTCCCAATTGTGCAATATAAGACCGCCAATTTCGCCCCATTCTCCGAGTCCATAGATTTGATACCCTTCCGGATCCACCTTCTTCCTTCGCTCCATTCTCTGCTTGTAAGCATCGTCAATGAAACGATTGGTAAGGTAGGTGCTGTGATGGGTTAATACGTTCGGATCCGGAATATCAAAAAAGACCTTCTTAATCCAGTGATTCTTGTTCACCGGGTTGAAGGTCATTCTGATTTGATAAAATTGTCCTTCCGGCAGCTCTCCCCTAAGACGGTCGTCTATGATTTCGAGGTCTGCCTGTGTAAATTCCGTCGCCTCTTCGAGCCACACATCAGTCAGTTTTCCCTTTGGGAATGTGATTGATTTCAGCTTCTCCCGCTGCCGATCATCGTTCATGCCGCGGAAGATAATCTGATTTCCATTGCTCCGACACGTAAGCATCTGAGGGCTTCGATTTATCTTCCAATACAAATCTGATTTGTCCCCAAACATCCGGTACACGGCACCAGTAAGCTCTGCAAAGGTGCTGTCTCTGTTTGTGATGTCCGATTTACGCATGGCGACTAGGTTCCTGCCTTTGTCCTGCATCAGCCTGAGAATATAGTTCTGCGCCGTGTCAACGCTCTTTCCCGATCCGGCCGAGCCTTTCATCACAATGTATCTCTTCTTGCTGTTGTCAACCTCTTTGAAGCATGGATTCGCCTGTACCTCGATGTTCATAAGCACCCCAATTCTTGGAACACCTTGAACAGCTTTGGTGACTGAATAGCAATCCAGTCGGTAAGTGTTTCATCCATCCCCCAGGTTTCAACCGTACCGCTGCAGTTCCAAATTCCGGATTCATAGAAAAACGCATGTGTTATTTCATGCCGTAAAACTTTCCTGCCATACGCATTCAGGTCCTGCACAGAATCCCGGGCGGGTTCAAGCCTCGCTATTTTGATTGTATGTGTGGTTACATCAATGCAGCCGTCAGCTTCTTCCGGCATTTCATTTGCCGGAACATCGAACTGTATTTCGTATTGTGTTCCAAGAATATCAATGTATCTGCGCTTACTTTCTGCGCCCGATACAGGAACAGCAACATTTACGTGCTCGCTCATTCTTCATCTCCATAATCAATGCTAATGTTCAGCTCCATATCGACCTGCTGCTCGACTTTTTCGGTGTATAATCCGTATCTTTTGCCCAGAAGCTCCGCCGCTTTCAATCTTTCTTTTTCGTCCGGGGACTTTCCCATTGCTCTCGCAACAGAGCAGCCTTCTCCGACACCTTCGACAACAACTACTTCTGACTGGCTTTCACCTCGCAGCACAGCAGTTAGGTATTTCAGTACTTCGTCCTGATTCGCAATAAGCTCAGCTTCCTTCTCGGCCATGCGCTCGTCGATATATGCCCGAATGTTTGGTTTTGCCATGTTCTCAGCTCCAATTCCCCTTGCACTCTTTGCTGAATACCCCGCCCGGATTGCAGCCTGTGTTGCATTGAGGTCAATCAGGTATTCATCGCAGAAACGCTTCTGCTTGGCTGTCAGTCTTGCCATTCTGCAACACCGCCTTTCTTAATAAATATTTCTTTCTCAACAAGAAAACGACTGGCACAATGCCAGCCGCTTCCAAGTATAAAGAGAGTGTATCATACCGGAGGTAAAACGGTACATTCGGAAATGCGCTATCCACAAATCCCACCGTAATACTATCACAGGTTATCAGTCAAAAAACTTACAGAAATGTCAAAATATTTGCAAAAATGTCAAATCATTCGCAGAAATGTCAAAATATTTGCAAAAGTGTCAAAATCTAACTGAAAATAACTAGGCAGAATAGCGAAAAACCAAAAGAGCCTTTAGTTATCACCGCCCTTCTGGTTTAGCATCTTCTGCACCTTCGACAATGCGCTGCCGTGTAACGTGGTCACGGTTGAATACGATTTGTCGATTGCGTCTGCGATCTCGTAGAAATCCATCCCCTGGACATATTTCTTGTGCAGCACATCGTATTCCGCAGCGGGGAGCTTCTCGATGGTACCGATCAGCTCCGCACGCTTTGCAATAAGTGTATTAATCATTCCGGCAATATCCGTTTGCAGGTCTACATAATTGCAAACAGCCGATTCCATTCTCTGCTGGTTCCCCGACGTCTGCACCCTCTCATTCCCGGAAAACCCTGTGATGGACGTCGCCATCAATCGCCAGTGTTCAAGTTCTTGTATTTTGTTTTCAATCAGCTTATCCAGCTTGTTAATCTGATTCAGATACTCTTTTGCGGTCAAGGTTCCCCCTTTCTTTTCCTTCCGGTCTGCATTACTCATGAAAACACCTCTATGGCCACTAATATGAGCCCTAGCGCGGATAAAACCATCAGAGTGAAATTCCATCCCAGAGCAAAAGGCGAATCACCTTCGTCAAGTTCAATCCAAGCCAGCAGATACATGGTGAAGCAAAGTGTGAATATTACTGCCGCAAGGCTAATCACGAAACACGAACTGAACATTTATCCCCTCCTTTGCCCCTTGTGCATCCTGTTCATCAGCCTTCCGCAGGCACTCTTCTTTGCTATTCATAAATCCTCCTTTTCAGCCTGTATCCCCTTCAACATCCGATCTGTTTCCCAGAAATCATTTTTCAAGTTGATTCGTCTCACCGAATAGCCCTCCACCTTCACCGGATGGCACCGTTCTATAATCCGGTCATAGATTCGTCCCTGTTCCAGTGTAACCGGTTTCTTCAGTTGGTCCGTTGTCAGGTTCGTTGTAATAATCATAGGCTTTCCGGATCGATACCTTGCATCAATCACATTGAAAACCTGTTCTTGCATATAATCCGATTTCCGCTCTGCCCCCAGGTCGTCAATGATTAACAATGTACAGCGGGTGAGCCGTTTAATATAATCCTGCCTGCCTTCAAAGCTTTCCTGCAGTTTGTTAACCACAGTTGCAAAATTGGTCATGATAACGGTGTATCCTAAATCCAGTAATCCGTTTGCAATACACGCAGCCATATGGCTTTTACCCGTTCCAACAGGACCGGTGAATATCAGCCCCTTTCCTGTTTTCAGGAAATAGGGGAAATTCTTCACATAATTTTTCGAAATATCCAGAATTTCGTTCCCATTGGATTCTTTGAAGGTGCATCCCTGTAAAAGAAAATCCGTTTCCCCGAAACACCGCAGGCGGTTCCGCTCGATAACGACATTTCGTTGTGCTGCTTCCTCTGCATCCCGTTTCTGCTTCATGCAGGAACAAATACATCGAACCTTTTTAAAACCGTTTAAGGAGTTTATAATGCATTCCAGCGGGTCCCCGCAAGTGGTACAATGTAACAGCCCATCGGTTCCCAGATATTCATTTTCGCTTTCCGGTGCGCTTTCCGTAAAAGCATTTATTTTATAATTTTCCATACCCGATTATCTCCTAAAAATATCCATCCAAATCATCCTGATTTTCGATATAGCCTAAATCGTCGAAATTTCCGTTTTGAACGGCTTTTTTTGATTCAACATAATTCTTATCCAGATAATCAATATAACCGCTTCTGAAGAACGTAGAGCCGTTTTGCTGGTGTCTCCACTCTTCATCTAGGGCTAATTCTTTCTGGTAACGCTCAATCGCCCGTTTCATCTCGTCATATCCGATAGCATAGAGTTGTTTTTTCTTGCTATCAGTTATCTTTCCCTTTCCCCGTTTGTTCGGGTAAAGTTTCCAGATAGATTCAAAGAATTCATCAATTTCCGCCTTGGCTGGCTTGGATGACCCCAAATTTGCACCGTGCGATTCGTCAGAATTGCACATAGTATTATTATCTTGTACTATACTACCCTTACCTAACCTATCCTGGGTATCCAGTTGGTATACCACATGGTTGTCACTTGGTATACCAACTGGTTGACACAAGGTATACACGTTGTTATCCTTCAGTTGCAGCGCGTTTTTTTCTTCCTGGTACACAGTTCCTTTGTACCTATCGGGCCGGATATAATTGTGCACTTTCCAGTGCTTTATAACCACAATCCCGGATTCAAACGGGATAATGAAGTTCTTAAGTGTCAACAGTTTCAAATCGTCTTCAGACGCTCCGATCATCCGTTGTATCTTTTTCGGGCTATTGATGAATCCATCATCATCTGCACGCATGGAAAGGTGGAAATACAAGCATTGTGCTGAAAGTGGCATGTCGAGGAACGCATCAGAATCAATTATCGTCTTGGCAAACATCCGCCTCTCTGCCATCTGCCTCACCTTCCTTCTCTACATTTTCGCCTTCGCCATCTTCGATTTTCCGAATGATTCCCTGCTGGAGCAAGTCTACATCCGCATAATACGTAATACATGGGTGAATCTGCGCCAGTTTCGCGCGTTCCTCTACCTTAGCATCTTTAACCGGCGCAAGTGTTTTATGGCGCTCACTTCCAGCAATCTCGCTGATGTCTTCGCTGGGCCACCACCCAAGGCCCGGGCACTTAATCATGGTCACCACCCAGGGCCCGCTTACACTGCTCAAAACAGCCTATATCGGGCACAGGACAGCTTGCACAATCAAGAACACACTCATCAGCGCACCGCAGGGGATCTCCTCTGAACATGGCAACCTTATCAATAGCCTCGTATGGATTTGCCGCAAACACGAGGCACATAATTTCGAAATCAACATGTTCTACCGAATACAAGCCTTTCTCGTGGTAGAACGCAAGGTATCCGTTCCTCACAGTTCGCCCGCTGCACTCTGAATAATCCTCTCCCATCAGATGATGAAGAGCTTCTTCCATATGGGCTCTGTCCATTACTCTTCTTGTCATAAGTCCCCTCCAAAGTACGCCGATGCGATGATGGTCATGCCACTGGTTAATACAGCCGCACCGAGTATTGCCACATATGGTGTGCCGCAAATCAGCAGCAATGCGGATTGTGCAGCCAACATCAGCATGAAAATCGTGATAAAAATAATGTCCTGGATCAGCAATTTCTGCCCCCTTTCTTGATAATAAAACTCTATACTAGCATTCCTTCCGTTCTGCAGAGAACAGCAATGAGATGCCCTCTGCACCGAAACAATCTTTGCACAGCTTCTCGCACATTCTGCAGATATCCAAATATGCCTCCACACATGCGAACTTGTCCTCTGAATTCAGCACCTTCTTGGCCAATGCCTTGATTTCTGCAACGTCTTTACAGAACGCACGAACACTTACTTTATTCATCCCGTTCCTCCTAAATTTCCCGAATCCGGATGCCATGCACATGCAGCATCAATTTTCGCTTGATGATATACTCCTTCGTCCGATATCCTTTAACGTCCTCTACGACAGTCTCACCGCCCTCTGTATAGACGAAATCAGCCTTGTACGAGCATTCACGTTCAATTACCTTCCCGGTCTCTTTACTCCGCTGAGACGGAATAAGCACATATTTAACCTGTGTCCGCAGGTCATGAATTGCCCCCGCTCTTTCGAGCAGAAGCAATTCACTGTACCGATTCGCCTCCTTCTTCGAATCGAAGGTATGGCCGTTCACTATGGTTTTTCTATTGTGATACTTCATCGGTGTCCTCCACCAATTCGCAGTAATTCCAGTGCTCGATGTAGCCGCTCCCTGTTACGCTCGTCGCACCATCAGCAAATACCGCATAGTTATGCCCATCCCGGTAACCAAAAGGTTTCTCGTCGAACCTATTAAAATACCGCAGTAACCACTCGCCGTTCTCGTCGTCCCGTACCCGCACCAGTGTATCCACCGGCACATTGACCCAATCTGTAGGCGGTTCGACATATACCCCATCCTGCCAGAACGCAAACATCTTCGAGCAATCTGCGCAATCCAGTTTGTCGCAGAATTCATCAATTTTTCTGCTGTCAACGAGTTCCGGAATCACAATATCGTGCATAAAAGAGCACAATGAACTGCTGATGATTGCCGTTAGAATTTCATCGCTGTATTTTTCCCGATTTTTCATTTTCCCTCCCACGTTGCGCATGGGAATGCGCAATATTAATATTCTTATTCTTTATCTTATTCTGTTGCGTGACATTAAAATGGGATATCATCATCAACGGCTTGGAATGCATCAGGGAAGCTTTCCTTGTCGCCAAATGAAACCTGCTCCGGAGCTCGTGCCCTCTGCTGCTGACCGTTCTGGCGGCTATTGTTCCCATTAGCAGCGCGGTTTGGTTCTCCATCGTTGTTGCTTCTGGATCCAAGAAACTCCACACGGTTCGCGATGACGTCAGTGGTGTACACCGTCTGACCTGTATCGTCTTGGTAGCTTCCGGTCTGAATTCTCCCGCTTATGGCCGCCTGACTGCCCTTCTTCAGGTATCTATCAACCGCTTCGGCCTGCTTCCCGAATACAGTGATTCGGATGAAGTCCGCCTGACGCTCCTGTCCGGAAGCCACCGGTCTGTCAATTGCCAGCGTGAAACGTGCTACGGCAGTCTGAGTATTCGGTGTATAGCGAAGCTCCGGATCCTTTGTTAATCTCCCGATTAAAATTACGTTATTCATGGCTCACCTTCTCACTAACCGAACAGCGCCTGCTGTACTGCATTGGCGTTATTCTTGCCCGGGTCTTCTGCGGATTCATCGCTATCAACCTCTACAGCTGCTACATGGTCACCTACTACATCGCCATGGCCACTAGAGTCGATGTTGTCCACGTAACTGACATGGCCATTAGAATCAATCACGCCCATGTCAGCCTCATATGCCTTCTGAAAGTCGATGGACATTACACCCCACTTACTAATCAGCTGACGCAGCATCGTCTTGATAGCCATGGAATCAAAATCCTTTTCCCAGAAGGTGTATCCCTTTCTTGCCTTGTAGCCTTGCGAATAGGTCTCTGCATGAGCCACCATCTTCTCTTTGGACCAATACAGCGTTTTCTTGAATCCGTTGAGATATTCGAACATTGCATAGTAGCCAACTGTTGGGGCCTTCTCTCGTTCCGAATCGTCTTCAATCAGCTGCACCTCGATTTCTTCATTCAGCGCATCGTAGCGAATCAGCTCGCCTTCTTTGATGGCCAGCGCGTTGAGCTTCTTGTACTGCCCCGATCTAATCGCCAGCTGAATATAGCCTTTATAACCGAGCTGGAACTGTGCAACCTTACAGCCCCGCTTCCGGTCGTTGAATGGAACGAGATAGTACTGTCCAAGCTGCGGAGACGGTGAGAGCTGCAGCGTCTCCCCCAGGAGCCCCGCCGAAAGAATCGTCGAAGCATCGCATTCCTGCAAAGATGGATTAATGCTCACAGCGCTTGTAATCGCCGTAACGAATCCCGCTGCTCTTTTTGGGTCCCCCAGCGTATTATTAATGAGTCGCTTGTAGCCGTCCGATTGGATTGCAACAGAGAATTTCTGCTGCTGATTTCTATTGGTCAATGAATTGCTAACTGCCATTTTGTGCCTCCCTTCTATGCGATTGGTCTGAACTGAATTCCTTCTTCCTCGAAGAAGTGTTTAAGCTTGTAAGCCTGTTCCGTGGTCATGCACGCCTCGAATCTGATCCATGTTGCGGATGCATCTGCAGGTTCCGGATCCGGCTCAATCATTGCCACAGGTTCAGCCGGTGTAATCACTTCCGGTTCAATTTCCGCCTGTCTAATCTCGGCTTCTTTCTCCGCTGCCTCCGCTGCAGCCTTCCGCATTGCTTCTTCCTGTTTCCGCCTCTGAATGTCCGCAAGGCGCTGCCCCTCTGCAATGGCTCTGTTCACATCGAGCGTATTCTTATAAACCTCCACCGCTTCAAACGCAAATTCAGTAAGGCTGTTCAGCGTGGTGAGCTCGGTGTTAATCTGAGTCAAGCGCTCTGTGATGGCGTCCTGCACCTGCTTCAAGCTGAAGGTTACGTTAAGCCAACGGTTATCGAAGATCATGTTGCATGAGAGCCATTCCGGATGATCCGATTCCTCCCAAATTGCTTTAATCTGATCCAGCTTCTCCGCCTTTCGCTTTTCGTCGTAGGCTTTTACCTGAGAATCAATCAGTTGCACAGGCTCATTTACAATAGCCACAAGCTCCTTAATCTGCTTCTCAAAATCCTCATACGGCTGCAAGCACTGTTTCTTGACGTCCTTCCGCTTGTCCTCCAGGACCTTAATGAACTTGTTCAGCGTGGCCTTATCAGCCTTCGCCTCCTTGATAGTGTCTTCGGTGTACACCATATTCTTGTACAGTTCAGCCTTCGCAGTGATTTCCTCCTTCAGCTCCGCAAAGTTGAATTGAATCACCTTCGGAAACTGCACCTCTTGCATTTTAAGTTCCATTCTCGTTCTGTTTCTCCTTTCTAAAGCTCCGGCAAAATCAGTGCCGGCATTGTGTCATTGATTACGTGCTGCCAAAACTCATGTTCCTTCTCTCGCAGATAGTCGATTTCGCCGATTACATCCTCTCGTTCGATGTGGTAGTGTTTTGTCTTACACCAGCGGTTATCATCGATGTCATATTTAAGCTGCGCCTTCAGGACCACGAAATCGAACTCTGTGACCATCAGGTAATGCATCACCTGCACGTAATAGTTATCCGGGATTTTATCGCCATCCCATTCGGCTGCCTTAATGGCGCTTGAGATGTCCGATGTCTTAATCTCAAGAATGCCTTTGCGGCCATTTTCATCTTCCAGCCACCCGTCCAGTGATGCGTGTGCCCATGGAAACCTATCATTCCGCCACATATTCCCGTCTTGGTAGAAAACCTTGTATTCCGGGAAATCCAGAGCGAAAAGGTCTCGCAGAGGCTGTTCGGCTTCATTTCCGTAGCGCACATAAGGCTTATCCGAAATATCTTCCTGCTGCCGTCTGCCGGTCTTCAGCTCCCACAGCTGCACATTGGTTCGCCATGGGTTCAATCCGATGATGGATGCAGCATCAGATCCGCCGATTCGTGTTCTGTGCTGAAGCCATTCTTCATGGCTCCCGAACGTTGTCATCTTTACCATGCCGCACCTACCCAATCAGCAAGCCGAGGAACATTCCCCAGCAGAAAGCACCAATAATGATGCCCATTACCTCGTCACGCAAATCTGCATGTGTTTCTGTTCTAGTCTTCATTTTCTTCTTCCTTTTCGTTACCGAACATCAGATATTCAATGTTCGCTTCTGTAGCACCCAGCTCTGCGAGCTCCTTACCACGTTTCTCAAGTACTCGAAGATTATACATATACTGCCGCCTCCTGTTCTTGATTCGGGTTTCTTGCTTTGCCAGTTTCACATCATCGGAATTCAGCAATCTGCTAATTTCCTCTTCCACCTGTTCATCCGTCAGGAATTCACGCTTCATTCCGCATCTCCTTAATTAAACGTCTCTTTCAGGTCCTCAAGTTCGCTCTTCAGCCATTCCAGCATTCCATCCAGGTCATCGGCTTCCAGTACTGTTGCCTTTACAGTTCCTTTTTTCGCGGAGGCCTTTCCCTCTGCCTGCGCCGATTCTTTCTCTGCTTCCGGTTCCTCATCCACTTCAGAATTGTCTGCATTGAATTCATCATCGGATTCTACAAGTTTTGCCACGATTTTGGCCACGTTGATTGCGGCGTGCAGTTCTTCCACCGTGAACGGAGTGTTCTTCAGCAATGCCTCTACAGTTCCAACAAAATCTAATAAAAGGTCCAGTAAAGTTCCGTCGATTTTCGTCATTCCGTTTTTTGTCTTAATCATTTTGATATTCTCCTTCCGTAAATACTCCTGCATACTCTTTCAGTTTTCCTGGATAAATAACGTATTTGTAGTTTTTGTTGTGTTCGTCCATCTTGAATGCAACACCGAACGGGAAAACTCCCTTCTGCAACCCGATTCGGATTGTTGTCGGTGTTACACCAAGCAATCTTGCAGCTTCAGCAACTTTCATGTGGTTCACCTCACTTTCGTGATTGGTAATATTATTCCTGATGGCACGTATTCGCCTACCAATCTTTGCCGCCGTTATTTTGTATATCTCTGCACTCAATTAAAAAGAAGCGTTCTTTATCCAATAATGGTTGCTTTTGTAACTACTTTGATAACTAATGCAGCCATAAAGTAGTGAGTACCGAAACAACAACGCTTACAATTGTGACTGTGAAAAGCTCTAGGATTTTCCGGCGCCTTTTTCGCTTGTCATTAACCTTCATGACGTGCCTCCTCTTCTGGTTCGCCATCGCCCCAGTCTTTCCGGAACTGTTTAGCTTCCCAATCATCCCAGAACTGTTCAGCAGTCTTTTTCGTGAACCCCGGCTTCGGGATCCCCTGCTGAATTCTGTAAAAAGTTGCCACCGCACCGTTCGCAATCGCAGTCATGATGTCCTCCACCGCGACCGTAGGATTGGATGTGCGTTCATAAATGTTGTGCGCAAGCAGGTAGATGTTCAATGTTGCCGGCGAAGCGGAATGTGGGGAAGTGAAAACAAGTGCTTTAAACATATTGTCGAACTCTTTATTGCTCCCCTTGTCAAACCACCCGCGCTCTCTGCACAAGTCTCGAATTCTACTGGCTCGCCACACCTTTGTTTCCTTGATGCGCGTACCGTCTGCTAAATAAATCTCTCCCATTGTGCCTAGCCTCTTTCCGCTTCTTCGTTCAGTGACTCTTCCAGTGCAGATGCGAGGAATCCGGTATAGATGTCGATGATTTTCTCTGTGTCGTCGTTCATCTTATCGATGACAAGGCTAATCATCACATCGAGGATTCCGTCAATCCGCTCATGAATGGCTTCACATCTTCCGGGTTTGTCACCCCATTTTTCGCCATCCGCAAATGGTGCTGCAGCGGTTACCCGAACGAATGTCTCCAGTCCATGGTGCGTTAACACATCAATCTCGACTTTTGCTTTGCACTCGTTCTTACTCCCTTTCTGCTCCGTGGTGAAATGGATGTTCTTTTCAATCCTCTTGATTTCGTTCACATTCACCAGGTCGCCGCTAGTCAGTTTCAAGAATTTAATCATTTTTACCTCCCTCTCCATAGTTTTAGCTTTTAGCTAATTTCATCTTCAAAAAAAATACCATCCATTGGCGTATTGTACAGGCGACACAGCTTCACAAACTGTGAAAGCTTAGGAGACGTCGTACCATTCTCCCAGTTACGAACGGTAGATAGCGCGACATGCATGTTATCAGCAACGTCCTGCTGTGTGTATCCTGCGTTCACTCGTGCGGCCTTTAGCGTTAGTTTTGGCATCTATAATCACCTCTCTTTCGTCCATTATTAGCTATTGGCTAATTATCGTTTTCTATATGTTACTATCATCATGACATTTTGTCAATAGCTCATGGCTAATTTTTGAATAGTTATCATTTACTTTTTGGCTAATACAGTGTAAAATTTAAACGTATCAACAACTGAATTATTTAATTATTGGAGAAAACATATGGATAATAATAAAGAATGGACGATGGACGTTTTTACTGCAAACTTACGTCACTACATGGACTTGCATAAACGAAGTCAAAAAGAAGTCGCTGAAGCTGTTGGAGTATCTGCTCCAACTTTCCACGATTGGCTAAAAGGGAACAAAATGCCACGAATGAAAAATGTGCAGAAGCTTGCTGACTATTTTGGCATTGCGTTATCCGACCTAATAGAAGAAAAACCAAAGGCAGAGCAGCGGAAGCTTCCGCCGAACATCATCACGCCTGCAGCACATCCGATTCCTGTTCTCGGAACGATATGCGCAGGCGACGGAACCGTTGCAGAGGAAAACTTCTCGGGCCAGTTCTTCGTAGACTCCAGTATCCATGCAGATTATGCCCTCCGTGTTACTGGGGATAGCATGATTGAAGCAGAAATCTATAATGGCGATATGGCATTTCTTCGCAAAGAGTTCGATTTCCGTGCCGGCTGGATCTATGCAGTAGTCCATGGCATAGATAGAGAAGCCTCCCTCAAAAAAGTCTACCGGCAGGAAGATAAGCTGATTCTCCAACCTTGCAACTCCGATTACGCTCCTATTGTCGCAGACCAACAAGATTGCTACATCGTCGGCGAGCTTGTTGGTGTATATCATGCTTACTCCGATATGATCGATATGATTAAATAACAGGTACGCCTGGCACTAAACCATGAGAAAGGAGGTAACACAATGAGAAACCCTAACGGCTACGGGTGCATCCGGAAGCTCTCCGGGAAAAGGAAACGCCCCTATGGAGTATACATTACAACTGAGTTCACGATTGCCCCGTCAGTGCCCGATATCGGCTTTCTGGCGGGGATTCTTACACCCGATCTATATAATCAAGTAGAAAAACAATACGAGGCTTATAAGGGCAAACAGATACCTCAGGCGAGGCAGAAACAGAAGTGTATTGGCTACTACGAGACGAGGCCGGATGCCATGATTGCACTGGCAGAGTACAATAAGAATCCTTTCGACATCGACAAGCGGAACACCACATTTGGACAGATATACGAAATCCTGCTGAAAGAGAAATTCAACAAGATGAAAACATCTACAAGAGCAACATATGTTACCGCATACAGATACTGCGATTCCATCGCCAACATTCGGATGGTGGACCTCCGGAAGGCACACATGCAGAAAATCGTTGATGATAATTCAGACAAGTCCAAATCGACACTGAATAATCTGCTGAAGCTCTTCCATGCTGTTTATAAGTTCGCGATAGAGAATGATATCTGCGAAAAGAATTATTCGGAATTTGTTACGGCAGAATCTGAGAAAGCAGCAAGACAAAAGGAGCCATTTAGCCGCGAAGAAATTGAAACCCTATGGGATAATATTAACTGGGTTTGCAACCCGAAAAAGCCTAAAACAACCAGTGGTAAGCCTTACATTGATATGGTGCTCATTCACATCTATACCGGAATACGACCGGGCGAACTATTCAAGCTCAAGAAGTGCGACGTTCATCTTGAAGAACGTTGGATAGATGTGAGAGGCACGAAAACGAAAGCGGCGAAGAGGATAGTCCCGATCCACAAAAAAATACTGCCGCTGCTGGAAAAACGGATGCATGGAGAGAGTGAATATCTGTTTACATCCGGATCCGGGAAACCATTCGAAAGCACAGTGTACCGAAACAGTTTTTTTGAACCTATGTGCAGCCACTTCGGAATGAACCATACCCCGCATGAGTGCCGGCACACGTTCGCGACTTTCGCAACAGCTTCCAACATGAACAAAGTGCTGATTAAAAAAATTATCGGGCACTCTTCCGGAGACTTGACAGAAGACGTTTATACACACGCATTCATTGAGGATTTGGTCGAAGAAATCGACAAAATGAATATATAA